ACGCTGAACGTCTCCCGCACGTCGCTGTGGCGGGTCTGATTCATTGCATCCATCGACACCCCGTTCAGCCGCACGAACAGCGCCGGCAGGGTCAACGCTTCAGGCAACGGCATCCCCAGCAGGGTGCGATACACCCGCAGCCCCGCGTCGCTGTGATAGCCGTTCGTGACCCGAATCGTTGCCAGCCGGGCCAGCAGGGCGGTGAGGATGCTGGAGGTTTTCACGGCGTTACCTGGCGAATCGCAAACGTGACCACAAAGCCGTCATCCGAGAGCACCTCCTCGGCCCGCCATACGTCCGCACCATCCGTCAGGGTATGGCCGGGCGCAACCCCGGCGCTTTTCGCCACCCGCGCCGTCCATTGGCGCTGCGGAAACGGGTCGCTGAGCGCCAGCGCGTCCTGCGCCTCGCGGATGACGGCTAAAACCGTTGCTGATGCGCCGCCCCCGGCGGAATGCAGGACGGGCCGCCCGAACACGGACAACAGGCCTTGCGTCACCGCCGTAAAGGTCGCCAGCAAGCCGGTATTCACGGGCTAGCTCAGATCAACCGTCAACACACAGGTCGGTCGGGTACAGAGCATCATCGGGTAGCTGTCGATGGTGATCTGAAACCCCTTATCGTCATCCAGCACCTTGCTGTTGATGTAGTACGGCTGCCCCAGCGCTCCCTGCCCGACGCTGGACAGGGTGTCGTTCGGAGCAAACGCTTGTTTGAACAAGCCAGGGACGCCGCGCGGCACGATTTTGGCCTGACCGCTGGTAATGGCGATATTCCCGCCCGCCCGAACCCGCCGCCACGTAATGCCGCCGTAGTCAAACGCATCCGCTGGCGAGTTACGCAATTCCGCCGCGCCCTGATAGTTCAGGTAGGTTTCGCGGACGCTTTTGGATTCGATGAACGCCAGCCAGTAGTCGTTGCTGCACCAGGCGTCCAGGCCGGTGTACGGAATGCCGCCCAGTGCGGATTCCAGGGGCAGGATGACGTTGGTGTGAATCGCTGAACGCAAGGCCGCGTCATTGGACCCGAAGGCCACGACCGCTGCTGCTGGCGCAGTGCCAAGGGCATTGGTGGGCGTGTTCAGGCAGGCCACTCGCAGATATTCGTGTTGCCATTCCATTTGCCGAGTCAATCGGCTGACCAACTCATCCCGGCGCTGCGTCAGCACCTCGGCGGCTCCGCTGACGCCGGCGGTGCGGATATTCAAAACCTCATCGGCCAAAACAGTTCCCGTCTGGGGGTAGCCCGCCGTGATGGTGAAGGTTTCCACCATCCGCTTTTCAAGATTGACCGGCAAGGCGGGAGCGCCACGCGGGCGGGCGGTCATTTCCGCTACGTTGTTATCGGGAGTGACTTCGATAGCGAAAGTCGTCCCGGTCAGTTGCAGCGTCTCAAACAACCCGCTCGCGCCAATCTGGCCCGGCTGATACTGCACATTCGCCAGCGACAGCAGCAGTTGTTCACGGCTGAAATAGTCTCGGTAAATATCCATCGTCATTTAGCTCCGGGCGATGATGAAATTGGCGGCCATCTGACGATAAGCCTCAGCTTTTTGCGCCGCCGTTACGGTCGTTTTCCAGGTCAGGGCGGCGGCGTTGACTGTCGCAATCCGGGTTAGGGCATTGACGGCGGCGGTCGTGCTGGAGGCATCAGCGGCATGGGTGATGATGCCGTACACCTCCTGCGTCCCATCCACCGCCAGCGGGTCCCACAGTTTGCACTCGGGCGCGGTATAGCCCGCGACGATCACGTTGAAGTAGTTGCCGGCGATGTAATCGGTATCATCCGACAGGGTGAAGTTGAGGTGCTCGGACGTGAACGAGGCCGTTGAACCTGAAGCCGCCCACGGGAACCGCCCCACCACCGAGCCGTCCGGAGCAATCACCTCGAAGTCGCCGCCGTTGGCAATGACCACGCGGTTGATGATCCGATAGCCGCCGCGCTGGGCGTACTTGCCGAGGCTGATGGCGCTCATCACCCCGTTGCCGGTCCCGCCATGCACCACGGGCGTCCCGCCCGCCGTTACCGCGACGGTATAGCTATCGCCGGCGGTCATGGTCCCGCCATTGGCGATCAGGAACGAGAGATGGCTGCTCTTGTAGGCGGTCGCCACTGCGCCATTCGGCAACGCCGTCCCATCAGGAGCCACCACCGAGAACGCGGCGGTCGCGCTGGTGGCGAGCAGGGTAATCACGTAGTTGCCGACCTGGACATCGGGGCCGAAACTCAGCGCCGACATCGCCCCGGTGCCGGTGCCGCCGGTGGTGTTCGGAGCGCCCGGAATCGGCGCGGCGGCCAGGCGCTTGCTGACCCGGCCAATGACCGACCCAGCCACCAGGCTGCCCGCGCCAGAGGCGAGCGTGACCGCATCATAGGAAAGGTCGCCCTGGTCTTTGAGGACAAACTCATAAGGGCGAATCGGTTCGTTGTACGTAGCCATCGGTCTTTACTCCATGCGCCCAGAGACGCGGTTGAGAATTTTGCGCTGCAAGGCGGCGACATCGACATCGACCTGAGCAGTCGTGACCGCATGGCGAATTTCCGCTCCGCCTTTTTCCGCCCAGGCGTCAATGATTTTGGCGCGGGCGGCATCAATCGACATGCCCGCCTGAATCAGCGAGTCCGCGAGTTCCGGCAACTTGGCAATGGTGCAGGCGCGGGTGATTTCGCTAATGCGGGCGCGTTCGGCGGCAATGGCCTCGGCGCGGATGACGTCAAGATCAATGACTGGCGCGGGATCAACCACGAGTTCAGCGGTTATAGATTCAGCGACCGGAGCCGCCACTTTTTCATCAGCCATTGCAGGCTCCTTGATTTCAACGGGGAAAACTTGGGATTCGGAGCGCACTTGCGCGCGGTAGTCGGCGGGAACCGGGACAATGGAGATTTCCGTCGGGGTGAACTCTGTCACGTTAATCACGTCCGGCTGGCCTTTTTCCTTAGCGCGGACCCGTTCCATGCTGTCAATCGAATAACCGACGCTGATATTGCGCAGGATGCCGTTTTGCAGATCGCGCCAGATTGGCTCTACGTCATCCCGGTCGCTCAATCGCAGTTGCGCCCGGCCTTCGTTGCCATCAATCCAAGCGCGTTCCACGACGCCAATGACGTTGTTCAGGCCATGGTTGAAATGCGAATCCAACACCGGCGCGCCGGCATTGAGACGGGACAGATTCGCGCCGCTCAAGTCCAATTGTTCGTAAAATTCTTCTTCAGCCCACCAGTCATAACGCTTGACCGCTGCCCCGCTACTCCACACGACTTCAATCGTGCGAGTTTCAGTATTGGCGCTGTGCGGCTTGAAAGTGGCAAGGCGGGTTTGTAGGGGAAGGGTTTGTTTCATGGTTTTTTTACCGGTTGTGGCGGGTCCTGACCGACATCCTGAGCGGGGTCTTCGATGGCCGGCGCTTGATTGGATTGGCGCGGATCGGAGTCGAGCTTGATACCCAGAGCGTCGAGCTTTTGCAGGAATGCCGCCTGCTCGTTAATCAGTGTGTCAGGGTCATAACCTTGCTGGCGGATTGCCTCCGGCAAGGTCAGAATCCCGCAGCGAATCGCCGCCTGAATGGCCGGGATTTCACGGGTCGGATCGACCATGACGCGGGCGGGCGGCGTCCATTCCGGCAACGGCTGGCTGGGATTGCCCAGGAGGCCCGCCGCCTCGTCAAACCAGCGCGCCAGGGGATTGAGCAGTTGCGGGATCAGCATGTGCCAGCGCCATACGTCGATGTTGCGGGCAAATTCGTTCCATCCCATCCGCGCGCTGCTGAAATTGACCTGGGACAGATCGCCGGTGAGGGTTTCGTAGGGGACGCCGTAGCCCGCCGCTACCGATTGCAGCACGGTAATCAGATAGTCCCGGTAGCCCTCGGCGGCGGGCGGGCTGGCAAACGACACATCTTTGCCGGGAGGCAGAATTTCAACCGCTCCGGGCATCAGCTTGTCGAATAACGAATATTCATCGGCCACATCCGATGGGGTTTCCGTATCGCGCACAAAGGCGACATAACAAGCCGCCAGGCGTTGCCGCTCCAGTTGGGCATCCGCGTAATCATCGAGCATTTTCAGACGCAGCATGACGCCCGCGCCCCAGGGGACGCCCCGCGACTGGCCGGGCCGGTCCACTCGGTAGATGTGCAGGAAGTCGGACGCGGCATAGCGGATAGAAGTCTGGGGTAACAGTCGGGTTTGATCGCCGGGGTGTTCCGGGTAGAGCCAGTAAGCGATGCGCTGACCAAACGGGTTAAATTCGACGCCCTGCGAAATCCAGCCGCCCGTTGCCGTTGTCTCTGTCTTGGCGTGATCAAGATAGTCCGGCTCCAGGATTTGCAGTTGCAACGGGACCGGAAAGCCATCTTCAAGGCGACGGGGGCGGCGGCGGATTAAAACTTCGCCGGCTTCAACAATCGTGCGCAGCGCCAGCGATTGCAGGCCGTAACCATCGGCGCGCCCATCGGCGTCACAGGCG